TAAAATCCTTAAATAGCTGATTTTACTCCTCTCAGATTGCACTATAAAGCCTGTCTAATTATCCCCCTATACGTTTCTACTATTGAAAAAAGCACAAATTAGCGGTCTATCCTACCGCACCTCCAAGGACTATCTTGTCTACGACCCACTACAAAAATGCAACTATAGAATCATTAATGGTAAGCGCTTATGGCTACAGCCAAAACCTCTAGAAGTGTATAAAAGCAAAAAAGAGTTAGACTCAGGGCAGTTACCAATCTCGCTATGACTAAAACTCCAGACTATCCTGTAGTCTCTCCCGAACATATTGAGCAATCAAGAATAATAGATTTAACTTTATACAAAAATAATCCAAGAGTACATAGCGAAATACAAATAGAAAGGTTAGTTAATTCTCTTAAAGAATTTGGCTTCACTAATCCTGTGCTGATTGATGACACAGGTAATGTTATAGCTGGACATGGTCGTATTACAGCTGCAAAAAAATTAGGCTTAGATGCAGTTCCTACAATTACACTTTCTCATCTTTCAGAAGATCAGCGGAAAGCATACATAATTGCAGATAATCAGTTGGCTTTAAACTCTAGCTGGGATGATGACTTATTAAAAATTGAATTAGATAAACTTACAGAAAGTGGTTTTGACATATCTGTTCTCGGTTGGGGTGACGATGTACCAACCTTTGCTGACGAACCTGACTATGGTTCTTTAGACGATTTTGACGACCCTACAGACGGACTTGCTAATGATGTAATGAAAGCAATCCAAATAGAGTTTAGACCCGAAGATTATGAAGAGGCAAAAGAAGTTGTAGCAGAGGCTAGAAAAAAAGGAGTTTATGTAGGCCTAGAGTTAGTTAAAGCGCTTAAAGCACTAAGCTAATGAAGTTAACTAAAACTTCAATAGGAGGGATTGAGTTCTTCTATAGAGAAGGCTATTCCGATATTAAGACTTTCATAGAGGTCTTATCGAACCAATCGTACCTAAAAAAAGGTATGGAAGTTCTCAATAATGAAAGCTGGCTAGATTGTGGCGGTAATGTTGGTGCTTTCTCTTTACTTGCAGCTTCTAAAGGTGCATCTGTAATTACTTATGAGCCTGACCCTTTTAATTGCGAGTTAATTGAAAAAAATGCTAAATTAAATGGCTTTCAAAATGCTATAAAGGTCAAACAAGCTGCTCTAGTCCATGACTTCAGGAAAGAAACAACACTTTCAATAGCACAAAATGGTAACGTATGGCGCAATACCATAATGAAAAAGAAGAGTAATAAAGCTATAAAAGTACCTTGTCTTAATTTTGATGAGCAAGCTGTATTAGCAGATAATTGCAAGATGGATATAGAAGGCGCTGAGATTCCTATATTGACTCATACAAGAAGTGATTTTAATAAATTAGTGTATGAATGGAGTTTCGATATTGACCCTAGTTTGCCTAAGATTTGGAAAGTATTAGAGAAACAAAAACTAAAATATAAAGTAGAAGCACCATATAAACCAATTCATTTTGAAGAAAGAGACGTGTATATGTGGGGTGATAACTGGTTTCCACCTTGCATAATGGTTTATTGTTTCAAAAGGTAGTAAGCGGGTGTAAATGCTAATTACTCCTAATTACTTTAATTAAATGGTTGTAAGTGATGTAAATCCTACTTTTACACCTTTTACACCTAATTACTTTGAGTAAATCGCACTTTACACACTTTACACACAATTAATCTGTGTAAATCGGAGTTTACACCTTTTACACCTAATTAAACTATTTAAATTAGATTAAATGTAGTAAACCTGAACTTACACCCTTTTACACCCAATTACTCAGAGTAAATGATAGTAACCGAAGCAAAGAACCGAATTAAACTTCCTGAACTCATCTTGAACCCTGTAACTTCTCCTTTGAAAATTGGAGATAGCGTAGGCGGTTACGAGCCTAATATTCATGAAGATTGCATTCTAATAGACCCAGATGGTACTCCTGTGGGTTTGTTTATAAAAACTTTGCCAGACGATTTACAGAACCTTGTGAATATAGCTGACAGAGAAATACATACTAAGCGGGTACCTAAATCTGAAATGAAAAGATCTAGCGGATTGCACAACAAGAAAGCTGAAGTATTGCAATATTCAACTATTCTTGGTTCATGTCCACCAAAACCACATATGCGAAGGCCATACGCTAGTAGATCTTCAGTTCATTCTGTTAAATCTGCTAATACTTTCGTAAAGGCAATGTATGCAGCAGGGATAAAATCATTCGAGTTAGTACAAAAATATATCCCAACAGTTGCACAATCTCATCTATTCAAAATACGTCAGAGAATCCCAGATAACTGGCGATTTGCAAATAACTTTAGTTCTACAATCTCTAATTGCAATATATCTGCACCAGTTCATCAAGATCACGCAAACGTAAAAGGTGCTATAAATATGATAATTACTAAAAGAAGGAACAGTAAGGGAGGTAACTTACACGTACCTGATTACAATGCTACATTCGACCAAACTGATAACTCATTATTGGTATATCCAGCTTGGCGCAATAGGCATGGAGTTACACCAATTATTCCAACACATCAGGGAGGCTATAGAAACTCTCACGTTTGGTACGCTCTCGATTCTTTCAACAAACTAGAAAAATAGTGGCAAAAAAGAAAGCAAACTCAAGTGAAAAAGAATATAGAACGCTAAGAATTGCAGCGCTAATTGGTAAAGGTGCGACAAGATCAGATTTACTGCGATATACCGCAAACGAGTGGGGACTGAAGGAGAGGCAGTCAGACCAGTATATTCAAGACGCACGTATAGTTCTCAAGAAAGATTTTGACATTGATAGAAGGCAGTTTACCGCAGAGATTTTATCGCAGCTTTCATCACTACAAAAAGAAGCAAGAAATGATAAGAATTTAAATGTTGCTTTAGGTTGTATAAACTCAATGGCTAAGATTGCACAAATTACAACATGAGCATATTAACTAGAGAGGGTTCAGTCTTAGATATTGCAGGCAGTAGCGGTGTTTCGATTAATACACCAGAATTATTAGAAAAGATAAGAAATGATTTACATGAACCGCAAAGACAGTTCTTCGATAGCAGTAATACTGAAATATTAGGCTTGTCAGCTGGTTATGGTGCAGGCAAAACTAGAGCGCTGTGTGCAGTTTGCGTGAAACTAGCAGCTTTAAATGTAGGATTTACAGGAGCGGTCATGGAGCCAACTGGTCCTTTAATTAGAGATATTTGGCAAAATGATTTTGAGCAATTTTTAGAATATTACGAGATTCCATATACACATCGAGCTAGTCCACTACCTGAATACATATTGCACTTACCTGAAGGCGATACAAAAATACTATGCAGAAGTTTTGAGAACTGGTCTAGGATAATTGGTCTAAATTTAGCCTTTGTCTTAGCAGATGAAATCGACACTGTCAGCCCAAGTGTCTGCGATAGAGCATTTCCAAAGATTTTAGGAAGGCTAAGGGCTGGTAATGTTAGGCAATTTTGTGCAGCAAGTACTCCTGAAGGCTTTAGATGGATGTGGAATACCTTTGGTTCCGAAGCAGCGCAAGAGAGATCAGACCGCAAACTTATAAGAATGAGAACACAAGACAACCCACATTTACCAGATGATTTTATAGAAAGAATGCAAGCAAACTACGACCCTAGTATGCTGCAAGCCTATCTCAACGGAGAATTTACCAATCTCACAACTGGTCAAGTTTATGACAGATTTGTTAGAGAAGATAATATTGTCGATACATTGCCAACTATTGCAGAAGAGCCTTTAAGAATAGGTGTAGACTTTAATATCGGAAATATGAGCGCTGTTGTTGGAGTTAAGCTAGGGGAAAGATTGTTAATAATTGATGAGATTGTGTCAGCACATGATACAGACGCACTTGCACAAGAAATTAAGCGTAGATATCCTACTAATAGGATTTACGTATATCCTGACGCATCAGGAGGGAATAGATCAACAAATGCAGCAAAAACAGACATACAGATTCTGGAAACCTATGGCTTTACTAATCTTTCAGCAAAAAGTAACCCACCAATCCGAGACAGGGTTTCTTCCGTACAGGGTTTGCTTTGCAACGGAAAAGGGCAAGTACGTTTACAGATCAATGCCAGTTGCAGACGTATGATTGAATGTCTTGAATTACAAAGCTATACCGATAGAGGGGAGCCAGATAAAGAAGCTGGCTATGATCACATGAATGACGCACTAGGTTATTTAGTTTGGCGAGAGTTCAACCCATTATTTGCAAGATCTGGTAAACGAACTGGTGTTAGATTGTATTAATGGATTACACTATACTTAAAACTTGGGGATTCTATTGTGTATAGCGCCTACGGAAGAAAATTTACGAGAGAAAGGACAGGCTTTACTACAGATGTTAACGACCCTTCACAAACTTGGTTTCTACAAGAACCACATTGGTTGCTGATTGAAGATTTAGCAGGCGGTACATTTGAAATAAGACTTAAGCATAGAAAATATTTACCGCAAGAACCTAGAGAGCAAGATGAATCATACGAAAATAGATTAGCTAGAAGTACTTGTCCACCTTATTTCCAAAGATTAGAAAGAATGCTTGCGGGTATGCTGACTAGGAAACCAGTAAAACTGCAAGACATTAATGATACTGTAAGAGAGCAATTATTCGATGTCGATTTACAGGGTAATGATCTCAATGTGTGGACTTATGAAGCTGCGCGGAAAATGATTCGATATGGACACGTTGGCGTTTTAGTTGATGTACCATCAGAAGGCAATGGCAGGCCATATTGGGTTACTTATACTCCAAGAGAAATATTAGGCTATAGAACTGAGGTTATTAATGGCAAAACTGTATTCACACAATTAAGACTATTAGAAAAACTTATAGAGGCTGACGGAGAATATGGAGAAAAAGAAGTAACACAAGTTAGAGTTCTATATCAAGGAAGGTACGAGATTCACAGAAAAAATGATGATGGTAAATTTATAGTTACTGACGAAGGCAATTTATCAACACCTGAAATACCTTTCTCTGTAGCTTATGCCAATAGGCTTAACTATATGGAATCAAGACCACCACTAGAAGATATTGCAGAATTAAATATCAAGGCTTATCAAGTACAAAGCGATCTAGATAACCAGCTACATATATCAGCAGTTCCCTTGCTTGGTTTCTTTGGTTTTCCTCAAAGTTCTGAAGAAGTCAGTGCTGGACCCGGAGAAGCCATAGCCTTTCCAGCGGAAGGGAGGGCAGAGTATATCGAGCCAACTGGCAGATCATTTGATTCACAGTTTCAAAGATTAGACCAGCTTGAAAAACAAATAAATGAATTAGGACTTGCAGCAGTACTAGGACAAAAATTAAGCGCTGAAACAGCAGAGGCTAAAAAGATAGATAGATCACAAGGAGACTCAACTATGATGGTAGTTGCGCAACAAATGCAAGATCTAATCGACAACTGCTTAGTATTCCACGCTGCATATCTTAATACTTCAGAAATTGGCAGTAGTTTTGTTAATCGTGACTTCTTAAGTTCTAGATTAGAGCCTCAAGAAATACAGGCACTTCTACAACTATACACTGCTGGAACTATTACACAGAAAACATTACTAGACCAACTAACACAAGGCGAAGTACTAGGAGATGAGTTTGACGTTGAGGAGGAGGTAGAAGCAACCCAGATGGGCGGGTTAATTGAAACCGACCCACCAGAGCCTGAAACTGAAGAGGAGGAACCTGAAGAAGTAGAGCAAGAGGAAGAATGATAAATGGCACTGCCAGATGCAATATTTAGAAATGCTATTGACCTAAATAGGTATGGTAATAAAGTCTCTACTGACGTAGCAAAAAGATTTGTTGATATTTGTGTTCGATCTGTACAAGAACTATCTGTATTAGATCGCAGAGGTTTGGGCGATAGTTACAGGGCAGCGAGACTTAGATCAATAGTGGCACAAATGGAAAAAAGTCTTGGAGGCTGGAAAAAATATGCAAATAAACACGTTATTAAGGAATTACAGGGATTAGCAAAAGTGGAAGCTGGTTTTATAGAAGATCAGTTACAGAAAGTTATCCCGCGAGGTATAAGAAAAAACATACAAGTGAATGGTGTAGAGATTAGTCCAAAATTTGCAGAAAATATTGTATCTGTTGACCCTACGAAAATTAGATCGAGAGCGGTAGGCCGACAATTAGCGGGTTTCTTAGGGGAAACTAGCCTGTCAGATGCAATAGGCGCAAATATGACACTACCTAACGGAAACATAGTTCAAGACGCATTTGACAAGATTGCAGATGGCTCAGTTCAGCTATTTAGAACTACTGTTCAAGATGGATTAGCGACAGGCGAAACAACACCACAAATGACACGCAGATTATTAGGAAATAGCAAAGAAAACGATACTGCTAATATTTTACAGATGTCTCAGAAGGGAGGCTTATTAACTACCCCACCTATAAATCAAGTTAGAACTTTGG